ATAGGATGGCCGCGATTTTTTTGGTGTCCTCTTTTAAGGCCCAGGCCCAAACGCATTTAGTTTTGAGGGGACCACACACAGATAACTATAGCCGACCAATCACATCACGTTATACGAGTTAAGATAAATGGGTCCTACTTGCTGAGTAAGTTGTGGTCCCTATATTAATAATTGACATTATTCGATATCTTTAATTCGAAATGCCTAAGCGTGATGCCCCATGGCGATTAATGGCGGGGACCTCCAAAGTCAGTCGTAATGTCAATTATTCGCCTCGTGGTGGTCCAAAATTGGACAAGGCCGCTGCTTGGGTTAACAGGCCCATGTATAGGAAGCCCAGGATCTATCGCACTTTGCGAAGTCCAGATGTTCCTAAGGGTTGTGAAGGTCCTTGTAAAGTGCAGTCATACGAGCAGCGGCATGATGTTTCTCATGTTGGGAAGGTGATATGCATATCTGACGTCACACGAGGCAATGGCATAACTCATCGTGTGGGTAAGCGTTTTTGTGTGAAATCTGTGTACGTAATAGGCAAGATATGGATGGACGAGAATATCAAGTTGAAGAACCACACGAACAGTGTCATGTTTTGGTTGGTGCGAGATCGTCGACCTTATGGCACGCCCATGGATTTTGGCCAGGTATTTAACATGTTCGACAACGAGCCTAGTACTGCTACCGTGAAGAACGATCTCCGTGACCGTTTTCAAGTTATGCACAAGTTTTACGCGAAGGTTACCGGTGGACAGTATGCTAGCAACGAGCAGGCGATTGTCAAGCGATTTTGGAAGGTCAACAACCATGTGGTATACAACCATCAAGAAGCTGGGAAGTACGAGAATCATACGGAGAACGCGTTACTATTGTATATGGCATGTACTCATGCCTCTAATCCTGTGTATGCTACGTTGAAAATTCGGATCTATTTTTATGATTCGATAACAAATTAATAAAAATTGAATTTTATTTCATGATTCTCGAGTACATAATTTACATATGATCGATCAGTTGCGAAACGAACAGCCCTAATGACATGATTAAGACCAACAACACCCAATTGATCAATATACATTAAAACTAAATGCCTGAATCTACTTAAATAAATCATCCCAGAAGCTCGAATCGATGTCGTCCAGACTTGGAAGTTCAGGAAAGCTTTGCGTAGATTCAGTGCCCTCCTGAGGTTGTAATTGAACCGGACTTGGATGTGGTATATCCTGACTGACGTGTAAATTGGGTCCTCGACCCTGATGATCTTGAAATAGAGGGGATTTGGAACCTCCCAAATAAAAACGGAATTCTCCGCCTGAGACACAGTGATGAACTCCCCGGTGCTTAAATCCATAATCTGCACAGTCGATATGGAGGAATATGGAACAGCCGCAGTTCAAGTCAATTCGCCGTCGACGTATAGCTCTCTTCTTGGCTATCTTGTGCTGTGCTTTGATAGAGGGGGGAGTGGAGGAAGATGAATTTAGCATTTTTGCGTGTCCAAGCTCTCAGAGATGCATTCTCCTCTTTGTTGAGGAAGTCTTTATAACTGGCCCCCTCTCCTGGATTGCACAGCACGATTGATGGTATCCCGCCTTTAATTTGAACCGGCTTTCCATATTTACAGTTGGACTGCCAGTCTCTTTGGGACCCAATCAGTTCCTTCCAGTGCTTTAGCTTTAGATAGTGCGGTGCGACGTCATCTATGACGTTATAATCCACGTCATTCGAATAAACCCTAGAATTGAAATCTAGATGTCCACTCAGATAGTTATGTGGGCCTAAAGCCCTAGCCCACATCGTCTTGCCCGTTCGACTATCCCCTTCAACTATGATACTAATAGGTCTCTCCGGCCGCGCAGCGGCACCCCTTCCGAAATAATCATCCGCCCACTCTTGCATATCAGACGGAACATTATTAAACGACGACAATTGAAATGGAGCAATCCAAGGAAGGGGTGGTTTCTGGAAGAGGCGATCGATGTTAGCTCTCACGTTATGATAGCTTACGATGAACGTTCTTGGATCACCAGCTTTTATGATGTCGAGAGCCTCTCCTGCAGTTGCTGCATTGACGGCGTTGTGATAGACATCGTCTTTATTGGACTTGGAACCCCCAGACACTTTGTACTGTCCGGATTCACAATAATCACCCTCCTTGGTGATGTAATTCTTGACGGCGTTGGTGTCTTTTGCAGCTTGGACATTTGGATGGAATCCGGCAGACCGTCTGGGGTGAGTGAGGTCGAAAAATCTAGCATCCTTGATATTGGACTTGCCGGAGAGTTGAATAAGACAGTGGAGATGGGGGAACCCATCGGAGTGTTGTTCCCGAGCGACTCGGATGTACGTGGGCTTGACGACAGACCATGGCAAGTCCCGAAGCAACTGCATAGCCTCATCTTTTGTTATGTCGCACTGCGGATAAGTGAGGAATATGTTTTTAGCAGTTAAACGAAATGAATTAGGGTTCCGTGGCATTTTTGTAAATATAGCCCAGGACACCAGGGGGAGCTCTCTCAAAAATCTTATTTTGCTGGTGTCCTGGTGTCCCATTTATACTAAAAGCCTCTTGGGACACCAAAAAATCGCGGCCATCCGATAATATT